CATTAGGGTTATTTAAATTAATGAAACCCTATCTAGACCAAATTAATAACATTAGATTAGTAGAAGAAATTATGTATAGTAAAAACTTGACAATTGCAGGTCAAGTAGATTGTGTTGCAGAATACAATGGTAAACTATCAGTTATTGATTTTAAAACAGCAAATAAAGAAAGAATCGAGGAGTGGGTAGAAAACTATTTCCTACAATGTACAGCGTACTCAATGATGTATGCTGAAACTTTTAATGAACCAATAGAACAAATAGTCATATTAATGGCTGCAGAAGATGGTTCAATGAAAGCATTTGTGAAAGAACCGAAAGATTATGAAGAAGAATTACAAAAGGCAATTCAAACTTTTTATGATACAGTTAATCCACAATTAGATGAGGCAAAATAGTTTAGGCACTCTACCACTTTAAGAAGTGCCGGAGCCTGGTGTATGCTCGGCACACAGAAATACACCCCAAGATTTTTATATTATGAACGCTAAACAATTCAGTCTAAAGATAGAACAAATAAAAAGAGAAAATGGCGATATGTCTTACATGGATGCTATTCTCTATTATTGTGATGAAAATACCATAGACCCTGCCGAAGTAGGAAGATACATATCTAAAAGTTTAAAAGAAAAAATAACAATAGAAGCACAAGGTTTAAATTTAATTGAAAAGGGTGGGACTTTACCTTTATGAATTATGATGGATTTGCAGTATACAGAAAATATTTAGCATATAAATTACATTTCACTACGGACAAGTATGATTATACAGAACATAGTGGTATGATACACACTAAGTTAGAAACATTTACAAAAAGAAATGACAGGTATATGTTTCACAAATTAAGTGTAAAATATAATCAAGATGAAATAGATGATTTTATGATTGCAAATTTTGTTAAAAAGAATAAGGCATGGTCAGGTAGTTTATTAGAAAGAGATAGTCATGAAACCTATTTACAGTACAGAAAAAGAAAAGAGGCAACAAATTATTACTTCAAAGAAGACCTGGGAAGATTGTTTAATGCTTTTGATATGGACAATATTCAACCCAATGATGGTATTGTTGTTAGTAATGGTCAGCATCCAACACTTCTACGATTTTGTATTGGAAATAAGATTACCATGGAGACATTAATTATCATGGATTATCATTTGAATTTTATGAAAGACTGGAATAAAAACATAACAGATAAAATAGTGTGGCCAGATTTTTATAAAAAGGTACAAAAGTTTAAACCGTTTTTTAGATTTAATCAAACAGAAACTAAATTAATATTAAGGGAGAAGTTATTATGAATGATGATTTTTTAAAGTTAAGAAAATATTCTAAAGAAGAAAAGTGGCAATTACTTGCTGACTGTATCAGAAGTGGTCAGGTAGAACCAAGAGAATTACAAGAAGAATTTCAGAAAGACCCGGAGTTTCAAAAGTGGTACATGGCGAAGTACATAGATTAGATTGGTATATAAAATGGTTTGCAAGTATCGTATTGATATTTGGTGCATTAACAACAGCAATGAATATGTATCCGTATAATATGTATTTTCAATGGACAGGTATAACAGGTTGGTTGATTGTAGGTATTATGTGGAAAGATTGGTCATTAATAGTAGTTAATATTGTAGGTTCAACAATAATGATGATAGGTATTTTACACTATCACTTTTTTACAGATTGGTATTTAAAAATTTATGAGGTATATATTGAAGCATGAAATATACAACAGAAGAATGGCGAGATATATGTTATCTAGAAATGAATAGTCAGCATAATGATGGTTGGACTATGAAGTGGTATAGAGAGGAATATGAAAAGGCATGTAAGAAACTTGAAAATAGAAAGAGGAAAAATAAATGACTGAACAAAGTATCTATAAAAAATATAATGTAACTATTGATGGTAAAAAAACTTATATATTTGCATTAAAAAATTTAACATTAGAAGAAGCAAAAAAAGAAATTAAAGGTAGATTTACACCATCTAAAATAACAGGAATAAAATGTAGTGAGTAATACAAAATTAATAAATGATGATTGTCTAAAAGTATTACCAACAATACAAGATAATTCTATTGATTTAATAGTAACAGACCCACCTTATAAAATGACAGCAAGAGGAAATGCAGGAACAACAGGCGGTATGCTTAAAAAAGAAATAAACAAAAAGGGTGATGTATTTAAACATAATGATGTAAATATTTCAGAATGGTTGCCACATTGTTTTAGAATTTTAAAAAAAGACAGTCATATTTATATTATGACAAATCATATTAATTTATATGAATATCTTGATACAATTAAAAAAACAGGATTTCATTTTATTAAAAGTTTAATATGGGATAAAGGAAATAAAATTATGGGGAGATATTATATGAGCCAATTTGAATATATTTTATTTTGCAGAAAGGGTTCTGATAAAAAAATTAATAATTGTGGTGTATCTGATATTATTAGTGTTCCTAATATAAAAGAAAAAAGAAATGGTAAAAACCTACACGATACTGAAAAGCCAGTAGAACTAATGAAAATTTTAATTGAAAATAGCAGTAATGAAAATGATATTGTTCTTGACCCTTTTATGGGTATTGGGTCGACAATAATTGCTAGTAAAAATCTTAATAGACAATATATGGGTATTGAAATAGATAAAAATTATTATGATATTGTACAGGATAGAATAGCAATATCATCAACACTAGATAAGTTTATACAATGAGTAAAGCATTTTGCATAGGCAATGGTGAAAGTAGAAAGGGTTTTGATTTAGAACAATTAAGACCTCATGGTAAGATATATGGTTGTAATGCTTTGTATCGAGACTTTACACCTGATGTACTTGTTGCAGTAGACCATGGCATATGTCATGAGATATACAATAGTGGTTATTGTCAAAAGAATGAGGCATGGTTTAGAGACTGGACAAAAGTACCTGCTATGCATTATGACATGATGATTTATAGTAGTATAGATAAAATAACAAGGGATGAAATAAAAGAATATTATGATAAACATATTGAAAACGAAAGAACGAATGCTAAGGAATTTGTATTTCATGGTTCTAATTTATCAGGTCTTGCAAACATTATCAAAAGTGGTAAGGCAAAAGGTAAAACTAAAGAAGTTATACAGAAACAAATAAATCATTCAGCAATAAATGTCAGTTGGATTAATCAACCTGATTATTCAAACAACATAACAGACTTAATAGAAAACTATAAGAAAGATTTAGGGTGGGCAGCCGGTGCCACTAGTGGTAGAATTGCAGTAGAACAAATAAAAGATTTAAAAGAAGTTTATTTAATAGGACATGATTTAGAAAGTTATAATCATCTAGTAAATAATATGTACAAAGGAACAGACCATTATGTTGCAGAACAAAATGGTAAAACACCATCAGAAAATTGGAAGATACAATGGGGTGCTTTGTTTACTGAATATAAAGACATACAGTTTTATAAAGTAAATGAAAAACCTGTGGGTACCAGCGACCCTATAAATTGTGTGGTAGACTTATGGGTAAACAATAAAAATATAAAGTATATTACATATGAAGATTTAGAGAAAAGATTAAATGAAAGTAACACATAATCAATTATTTCCTTTAACAATGTCAGTATATGAACCTGATTATAAAATAACAGAAGAAGAAATAGAATTTTTAAAAAATGTAGAAGTTGCTACTGAAGAAGATATGGAACGACATGTGCATTTATCTAAAAATATAGACATATTAAATACATGTCCTGAATTAAAAAATATTAGAGATGTAATGTTAAGTGTAGCAGAAGAATATAAAAGAGATGTATTAGGTATTTCTAATGAGTTAGCACCACTACATAACTGGTTGTCAAAACAATATGAAGGTGGTCATCATCATAAACATAATCATCCTAGTGTTTTATTTAATTTAGTTTATTACATTTATGGCTCTGAAAATGCACCATTAAGACTTGAATTAGGTGATAGTAAATCAAGATTACAAGAAGGATATAATTTTTCATTTAATCGTGCAAAAATGACACCTTTTAATTCACAAGGATTTATTCATTTTCCTAGAGACGGAGAAATAGTTTGTATACCAGGATGGCTAAATCATGGTACAGATATTAGTAAAGGTTTTAGAATGTGTATAAGTTGGAACTTTTTTATAAATGGTATTTTGGGTGAGGACAAATATGATAAAGTTGAATTAGACATAGGAACACTTGATATGACTATTAAACACTCAAAACCAGGTGAATCTGAGATTCAAAAATTAATAGCAACCAGACTTGACAATGACAAATAAATGTTATATAATAGGTGTAACTATTATAAATAGTAATGTAGCATGCTACAAATACGAAAATATAAGACATATAACAATACGAAAATACGGAGGATAATATGGACTTTGACCAATTAAAAACATCA